ATTTTGGCTTCAACTCAATTTGGACAATCCCAAAATCCTTGGGTGTTCTGTCGTTCAGTGATGGAATCCTATGTTGCAGATATGCAATCAGGAAAACTTCTGTGGAAATATTTAAAAAGATTTCCTCTTATAAAATTCTTAAGACGCCATTATAAGAAAACCTTTATTGGTTTAAAAGATAATGAGCCTTGGAGTCAAACTGCAGAAGAGTTCACAATGTCTAATACTATCCCCGGACGGCTTTCATTAAAATTTGAAGCTGCCGGAAAAGTAAGAGTATTTGCTATGGTGGATTATTTTACACAATATGCTTTACGACCTTTAGCCGATGATATGATGAGAATCTTGCGCGGACATCCGTCCGATGCAACTTTCTTTCAAAATACTCGAGTAGAGGAAACACTCCGTGAGAATTATCGTACTTGTTATTCTTTCGATCTTAAATCAGCTACCGATCTAATCCCTTCTCAATTATATAAAATTGTTTTGGGTGCTAGATATGGAGATGATTTCTGTCATGCGTGGTTCGATTTACTTGTAAATCGAGAATTCATGGTTATGAAAACTAAAACCACAGCAATGAGAAGTCGAATAAGATATACAAGAGGACAACCCATGGGTGCTCTCTCTTCTTGGGCTTCATTAGCTTTAATTCACCATTATTTGGTGTGGTTGTCGGCATATAGAGTAGATAAAACACTAGCTCGAACTTTTAAAGAGTACCTTGTACTTGGGGATGATTTAGTTATTTTTAACAAACAAGTTGCTATGTCCTATTTAGAAGTATGTAAAGACTATGGTATAACCGTTGGTTTACCTAAATCTTTCGTTTCTGATGAAGGTCTATATCAGTTTGCAAGTCAAAATATCTATAAAGGTGAATTTATTTCTCCTTTACCGTTAAAAGATGCTTTAGCATCTTCGTTACACTCTTCGATTGCCAATAAATTTAAACTTATTAGTTCTCGATTAGAGTTTAGCAAACGAATCAATAGACTAGGTTATATGAAAGACAACTCTATGATTTCCTTCGTGCGAGCACAAAGTTCTTATCATCGATGGAAACGGTATTGTAAATT